TCCGATAGACTTAAACAAGAACTTGAAGTAATTGAAGATCGTGGATTTTCAAAGTACTTCCTTACAATGAAGGCGGTAGCAGATGAAGCAACAAAAACTCAATTGGTGGGCGCGGGTCGCGGTAGCGCTGCTGGCTCTCTTGTGGCTTATGTACTTGGGATTACTGGTATTGATCCCATCCATTATGGTCTCCTCTTTAGTCGCTTTTTGCGACGAGATGCTGTCGATTATCCTGACATTGATTACGACGTTGCTGATCCCATGGTCTTGAAGGAAATCCTTATTGACAAGTGGGGTAAGGATGTTGTAGTTCCTATTAGCAATTACAACACCCTGCAACTTCGTTCTTTGATTAAGGACATCTCAAAGTTCTATGGAGTTGATTTTAGCGAGGTTAATAAAGTAACTTCCGTTATGATTAAAGAAGCAACGCCAATTGCCAAGAAGGCACACGGAATTACAGCAGGAGTTTATGCTCCAACATTCGAAGAGGTAAAAGAATACAGTGCAACACTTAAACAATTTCTTAACAAATATCCGCACATCGCTACACATGTTGACAATCTTTACGGTCAGGTACGATCTATCAGCCGTCACGCTGGTGGTGTGGTTATTGCTGACGGATTGAACAATCATATGCCGTTGATTAACTCGGGCGGCGTGCAACAAACCCCGTGGTCAGAAGGACAGAATGTCAGGCACTTGGAGCCGCTTGGCTTTATTAAGTTTGATATTTTAGGCTTGGCTTCTCTGCGAATGGTTGAAGGTGCGATTAGTCATATTCTGAAACGACATCACGGAGTTGAGAACCCCACGTTTGATGATGTTAAGAAATGGTATGATGAAAACTTAGATCCAAATGTCTTGGATCTTGATGACCAAAAGGTTTACAAGAATGTGTTTCACCGTGGCAAGTGGGCTGGAGTATTTCAGTTTACAGAGAAAGGCGCACAAGGTTTTTGCAAGAAGGCTAAACCCGAATCAATCATTGACATTTCAGCTATTACATCAATCTATCGTCCCGGTCCATTGTCGGCAAAGGTACATAATCACTATGTAGCTGCGAAGAGAAACCCAAAGAGTGTTCAGTATTTGCATCCATTGGTAAAAGAGGTCACAAAAGAAACTTATGGTTTCCTTATTTTCCAAGAACAAATTGCTTTGTTGGCTCATAAACTGGGTAAAGACTTATCACTTGACGAAGGCAATATGCTTCGGAAGCTACTAACTAAAAAAGGAACAGGTAAAGGACATGAAAAGAAGGACGCTATCTACAAAAAGTTTATTGAAGGTTGCGTTGAAAAACGAATTCGCAAAGAGGATGCCCAGAAACTTTGGCAAACATTTGAATATTTCTCAGGATATGGTTTTAATAAGTCCCACGCTGTTAGCTACAGCATTCTTAGCTATCAGTGCGCCCATCTTCTTACTTACTATCCCGTTGAATGGCTTGCAGCCTTCCTCGACAAAGAGCCAGAAGGACGAAAGGAACGAGCTATTAACATTGTGCGAAGCCTTGGGTATAGAGTAAAACGTCCAGATATTAATGAGTCAGGTCAAGTTTGGGAGATTAGTGCAGAAAAGAAAACTCTTATTCAACCACTAACTTCCATCAAAGGTCTTGGAGATAAGGCAGTTGAGCAGATCTTGCAGCATCGCCCATTTAATAATGTTGAAGAGTTGTTGTTTAACGAAGAGATTGTTTATTCTAAATTGAATAAGAAGGCTCTTGATGTATTAACCCGCAGTGGTGCTTTAAACTCTCTGGTGGATGATCGCTTCTCAGGTCTGAAACACTTCTGGTCTGCAATTGCTGTTGACCGCCCGAAGAAAGAAAAGAACTTGGTGGAAAACATTGAGACGTATGAACCAGAAGGGGACTTCTCTAAACAGGAGAAGATGGCGTTTCTAACTGATTTGACTGGCATTTATCCAATCAGTGAAGTTGTTAGTGATAAGTTGTTGAAAAAGTTTGACAAACTCAAAGTTCCGCCCATCGGAGAATTTGATAGAGACTTACGACTTTGTTGGTTTATTATTCGGGAAGTTCTTGAAAAGAAAACTAAAACAGGTAAAGCTTATTGGATCCTGAAAACGATTGACCATCAGAGTAATCAGGTTGATATTAAATGTTGGGGCGTAGATCCTCAACTTGATTATGCAAAGATTAATGTTCCTTGTATGGCAAAGTTGGATTACAACGACACTTGGGGGTTTAGTACAAGATCTTTTAGAAGAAACATTAAGTTTGTTGAAATGAATTAGGGGTTGACAATAATTTATAATGTTGTTATAATGAATGAATAATGAAAGCACTTACACAAAAAAATTATAAAGATATATTTGGCTCTGAACAAACATCCATAGTGTTTTTCACATCAAGTGGTTGTCATTTGTGTGTTAAATTAAAACCAATAATTAAAAAATTGGAAAAAAAATATTCTAAAAGTATAAATTTTTATACTTGCGATATTGACAAAGAGAAAAAGATATCTAATCATATTCTTAAAGACGAGGGTGTTCCAACTGGGTTTGTTTTAAATGCTGGCAAAACTTTTAAGATAAAAGATCCCAAGGAACCAGACGTACAATCTTGGTATGGACAAGAATACCTTGAAGAAATTATTAAAGTATTAATAGGATAATAAATGAAAACAGGAATAACTTATGATGATGTGCTGCTTGTACCACAATACAGCGACATTATATCAAGAAAAGAAGTCAATCTAACAACTGATTTTGGAAAGGGGATTGAACTATCTTTACCAATCATTGCATCACCAATGGATACAGTTAGTGAAGCAGATATGGCTGGAAACTTAAACGAATTGGGTGGTTTATCAATCATCCATCGTTATAACACAGTTGAAGAACAATCTGCAATGATTGCCTCATTGGGCAAGAAAGTTTTGGTTGGTGCTGCCGTTGGTGTTTTGGATGATTATATGGACAGGTCCAGAGCAGCCATAGAAGCTGGTGCAAAAGTCATTTGTATTGATGTAGCTCACGGACACCATGTTTTAGTCAAGAGGGCAATACAAAGTATTAGAGAATTAGTTGGTGATGATATTCACATTATGGCAGGAAACGTAGCAACCTTGGAGGGTTTCAATGATTTGGCTGATTGGGGCGCTGATAGTATTAGATGTAATATTGGAGGTGGCAGTATTTGCACTACAAGAATACAAACGGGACATGGTGTTCCGGGGCTTGAGACGATACTCCAATGCGCCAAATCAGACCGAGATGCAAAAATCATTGCAGACGGCGGCATTAAAAACTCGGGTGATATTGTTAAGGCTTTTGCTGCTGGGGCTGATGCTGTTATGTTGGGATCGCTCCTTGCAGGAACAGATTGTTCCCCCGGCACCATCTTCAAAACAGAAACTGGCGAACTAAGAAAGACTTACAGAGGCATGGCATCTGCTGCTGCCCAAAGAGATTGGAGAGGTAGAGTGTCATCTTGTGAGGGCATATCATCTTCAGTCCCATATCGTGGCAAGCTTGCTGATGTTATTAAAGAACTGGAGAGAGGAATTAGATCTGGATTATCATATTCAGGCGCTAGAGATATTAAACAACTCTATCAGTCCGCCAAATGGACAAGGCAGTCAGGGGCTTCATCTATTGAAAGCACCGCCCACATTAATATAAGAAAATGACAGAAGAAAATTCAAAGCAAATTAAAAAAGCTGTAACATTTATAATACCAACTAAAGCCCACGCCGAGTTGAAGGCTAGGTGTTATTATGATAGAATTTCTTTAAGGTTGTTTATTAGAGAAATAATAAAGGGTTACATAAATAATGATATTCGTATTGTTAAGTTTGTTAACGAAGTAAAAGATAAAAAAGGTATTTCTACAAAGAATAGAAATAAGAAAAATATTGAGAACATAGAAAAAGGACAAAAAGTATTTAATGATATTTTTTGGACAAAAGAAGAAATTGATGACATATATGATGTCATAAATCTAACAGACCTTTCGGAGGAATTATGAGGTGCGTAGAAGAGGTATTGAAAGATAATAAAGCCTGCGAAAATTGTGATTGTAGAAAGTGGATTGACTTTCCGGAAGATAACAATTGTTGCCTAATCTCAGTAAAAAAGCATGGTAGATTAACTTTACAGCAAGTCGGTAAAAGACTTGGAGTTTCTTACGTTAGAATTAAACAAATAGAGGACAAAGCTAAAGAGAAACTAATAAAGAAAGCCAAGTCGGAACTTTCGAAAGTAAGCGACTAATTACAATGAAGCATTTTCACAGGAGAAATTAAAAATGTCAAAACTATTAAATGAAGCTACAATGCGAAGATTTATGAAGTACGCTAACATTAATGACACGCTAGCTGAGAGTTTCATTGATCGCATCAGCGAAGACGAAGCCGTTGAAGAGACTGAAGAAGTCGCTGAGGGCGTAGAAGAACTAGAAGAAGAAGAGTTGGAAGAGGATTTAGATCTTGAAGAGGCTCTCGACTCGCTTGAAGAGGACGAGGAAGTTGTTGAAGAAGAAACCCTCGACGAAGAGGAAGTAGATTTAGCCGAAGAAGAAGAGGATGATATGCCCGAAGAAGAAGAGATGGCTGATGAGGGCAGCATGTCTGAGGTCACCGTACCAGAAGATATTGCTCAGGCTATTATCGAGCTAGCAGAAATGCTTAAGGACGCCATGGGCGCACCTAAAGACGATATGGATATGGAACCAGAGCCAGACATGGACATGGACATGGATATGGGTGACGATGAGCCAGTGGCTGAACAACAAGTCGCCGAGAGCGTTGTTGATCGAATCGCCGCCAATGTCGCAAAGCGTCTAAAAGAAAAAAGTAAATAAGCTATAATCTCCTGTAAACAATAAAAAAGCACGCCCCCGGCGTGCTTTTTTTATATTTAGCCCTTGACATTAACTCAATTTGTGTTATAATATTACACACGATTGGAGATACAAATGTCTAAAAAATATTTAAGTAAAGATAATTTAAATCAAAGAATGTTATCTGGCGTAAGAAAGTTGTACGATAATGTTAGTGTCACACTTGGGCCAAAGGGTAACAACGTAATTTTACATGCGAAAGGTCACCGGCCGATTATTACAAAAGATGGTGTTACTATCGCTAAGTTTATTGACTTTGAGGATCATTTTGAAAATGCCGCTGTGCAGATCCTAAAGCAAGTCTCAGCAAAGACCAATGAAGATGCAGGCGATGGTACAACCACGTCTACCGTTCTAGCGGTCGACATGTACGAGAGATCGCTTAAATATATTACACACGGGTATTCACCTACCTTAATTAAAAGAGGCATGGACAAGGCCTGTGAGGACGCTTTACAGACCTTTAGGGGCGGCTCTAAGGAGATTAAATCTCTAGAGCAGATTGAGCAGATTGCCACCATCTCGGCCAATGGCGACGAGGCGGTTGGGAAATTAATTTCAACTGCAATTGATAAGATAGGCACAGACGGCGCTATTTCAATTGAAGAGTCACGGAGTGCTGATACAACACTAGACGTAATTGAAGGGTTTATCATTGATTCAGGATACACATCCCCTTCGTTTGTAACTAATGAGCGAAGAAAATCTGTGGATCATGAAGATTGTTTAATTTTTGTTACAGACCGTAAATTGTCCACAGTGGAAGAAATGATGCCCGTCTTGGAGGTTGCTGCAAGAGAGAGTAAGCCTCTGGTCATTGTTGCCGATGAGGTTGAAGGGCAACTGTTAGCGGCGCTTATTATGAATGCAGTGCGAGGCTCAATGAAGGTGGTCGCCATTAAGCCTCCAAGGTATGGTGAGGAAAGACGCAATATTATGAAAGATCTTTGTATTGCAACTGGCGCTGAGTTTATCACAAGAGAGTCTGGTTTTAACTTAAAGGATTTTAATCTAAATCAATTTGGGAGAGCCAAGCGGGTTGAAGTTCTAAAAAACAGCACCACTGTTTTAAGCGGCTATGCGAACTATGAAAAAATGGACGCTCAAATAAGTTTGCTAAAAGATCAAATTAAATCATGTGATGATGAGGCTGATGCAAGAACCATGCAAGAAAGACTAAACAGGTTGGCCAGCGGAGTAGGTATTATTCGTGTCGGCGGCTCAACTGAAGTCGAGATGATCGAAAAGAAACATAGAGTTGAAGATGCCCTTGAGGCAGTTCGAAGCGCTCAAGTTAACGGCATTCATGCTGGCGGAGGAGCAGCACTTGTACACACATATAAAAAACTATTAGAGAAACAAAACGAATTTAAAAGTGAAGATGAAAAAGTTGGTTATGATATTGTGTTGGAAAGTTTACTTTCGCCATTCAAAACTCTAGCAAACAACGCAACTGTTTCACCGGATATTAAATTAGAAAAGGTTTTGTCGTCAACTGATGACAGCACTGGCTGTAATTTTTTAACAGGGGAAATAACGGATATGTATGAGGCAGGCATCATTGATCCTGTAAAGGTCTCGGCCTGCGCACTCATGAATGCTGTCTCAGCGGCATCAGTCCTTATTACTACCAGCCATGCAATTGTGGAGGAATAATGAAAGTACAATATACACACACTACAGAATTACAAAACATTTTTAAAATTTTAGAGTTTCACACAAACTTAATTCTTACAACTAATTCAATTAACGGTAGGCTTGTAGTTTTAAAGGATTCTTTTAAAGATAAGGGGGATTTAGCTTCAAACCTAGATACTATTAAAAAATTAGAGGAAGAGCTAGATTCAATAGCGGCCTATACTAAACAAACTCGGGAGTTGATCGAGG